CTCTCCTACTCGTCTGTCCTCTCGATCATTGCCACAGTCGTGACCACGTTTCCCTGGGCGCCGCACCCGGTGCAGTGAAACGCGCCTCCCCTGATGTCCACTACCAGCGAGTGCTGGTCCGCGTCCTCGTGGAACGGGCAGTTGGCCGTCGCCCGCATACCGCGCACGTTCTCTCCGCCGATCGCGACGCCTACCTGCATAGTCTGCTCCTCGACGGTCTCGCCCGGGGAGACCTTGATCGCATCCTCCAGGCTCACTTGAACCCCTTCGGCACGAGCGCCAGCGCCTTGTCGATCTCGCGGTCGTCCGACCACTCGACGGGCTGGTCGTCCTGCGTGACGAAGACTAGCACGGAGCGGCACTGGAAGTGGAGCGGAGGCGTGAGCCGGATCGTGCGCGAGTCGTCCTTGCGCAGCACGAGACCGTCCGCCGTCTGGCAGGTCTCGGTCGTGCGCTCGTCGATGATCGCGCTGAACTGGTAGCCGATCACGTAGTCCTCGGCCGCGTCGCCCACCGCGAGCCGGCCCTGGTTGTAGGCCCAGGTGCTCTCGGTCCTCACGATGTTCTCAAGGCGCGGCGCGCGCAGCAGGTCGTCGGACCCGACCTTCTCGGGGTCGCCGACCCACGGCTCGAACACCTCGCGGAGCCGGTCGATTGTGTCGCCCAGCGTGCGTCCGCCCTTCAGGTGCTCGAACAGCTCAAGGCGCACCTGCGCCTGGATGTTCGCGTCGATCACGTCCTTGATCATCCACGCCCTGTTCTCGAAGGCGGTCATCGCCTCCTCGGGCTCGAAGCCCGCGTCGTACTTGAGGAGCGCGAAGGTCCGCACGTCCTGCACGCGCGGCTGCGCGCGCACCGCGCGCGGCACCTCGGAGATGCCGGCGTCCTTGCCCTCGCCCCAGGCGCCCTCGAACATGTCCTGGAGCGTGCGCTGCGTGTCGGCCGGGGTCGCCACGGCGAGCTGCCGCACGACGTCGGAGTTGAGCGGCGTGACGCGCACCCAGGCGAGGAGCTGGTCCTGCACGCCCTTCAGCTGCCCCGTGAGCCGCTCCTTGACGTTCGACTCGCTCGCGTCGAGCGCCTGCTTCGCCTGCGCGAAGTCGACCCGGCGCTCCGGGCCCGTCTTGGCGCGGTAGTGGTGCGCGTGGTCGTGCTCGCCGTCCAGCTCCCTGATGGCCTCGTCGAGGAGCTTCTTCCCCTCGGCGTCGTCCATCTCAGTGTCGCGGGGGTGCTCCGACTCGTTCCACTCGTAGGCGTGCGCGTGGTCGCGGCGGTTGATGATCGCGTGCATCTCGTCCTCGATGCCGAGGATGTCGTAGTGGAACGCCTCGCTGTCCTGGTCGGCCATGCCGTCGTTCTGCGCGAACGGGAGCTTGAGCTGGCTCTTGTCCTCGGGCGGGCGCTTGGAGGCTGCGGTGTACGCGTCGAATATCTTTCGGCCCTCGCCCTTGAGTTTCAGCGTCCCGTTCCACGACGTGCCGTGCAGCATGAGGTCCTTGCCGACCTTCTCGCCGCCGACCCGGTACGCGGCCACGTCCCACGAGTGCTTGACCGCCCTGACCTTCGCGAGCTCCTGAACCTGCTGCTCCTTCGTCATCTTCTTGTACGCGTCCGTCTCGGCGACGCGGGCGAGCAGGGCCGAGCGGAAGTTCTCCAGCGCGTACTGGTCGTCGAAGTCGAAGCCGTACATCGCCCAGGCGTACTTCCCGACGTCGCCGTTCGCGAAGACTTTGACCTCATTCAGCCCGATCTTGTCGTACATGTGGACGCTCCGGTCGAGCAGGTCGCGGGCGATCTTCTTGTTCTGGTACTCCTTGTCGATGAAGAAGCTCGCGTGGTAGGCGTAGCCGTCCTCGGGGTGAATCTCGCGTGTGAACGAGGCAACCCTGTGGTTGTCAGCGGTCCTCACGTCGCCCTCGATCGTGATCTGGTCCACGCTGCTCGGGTTCGCCTCGCGCCAGGCGTCGACCTCGTCGTTGTAGTTGTCCTCGATGTACTGGTCGCGCATCCTGTCGACGTGGCTCTCGAAGTCGTCATCCACGATCCGGTTGATCTCTTCGTCGATGTACTCGTTGAGCTGGTCCTCGGTCTCTCGCTGCACGTACTCGTCGATCGCCTTCTGCTTGTCCGCGTCGCTCGCCGAGTCGTCCAGCTCGGCCTCCTTCAGCACGCTGTCTCGTAGCTCCTTATTCTTGGCGATGTCCTTGCGGAGAGGCCCCTCGACGTACTCGCGTGCGTCGGTGTCGTCGTAGCTCTCGCGCTCCTTCTCGATGAAGCGGTCCAACTCCTCTTGGCGGTCGAAAGTCTCGTTGAAGCTCTCGGCCAAGGAGGCGCGGATCGAGCTCTCGTCCGGGTCGGAGCCCTCGCCCCTCGTCTCGCTGGCTGTGATCTCGGTGTGGAACTCGTCGCTGTCGAGGCCGAAGCCCTCCGCGATGTCGTCGGGCACCACGCCCAGCGCGTCGGCCGCCTCGGACACGTCGCCCTTGATAACGGCCTTCTTCTTGGCCTTCTCCTTTGTGGCCGACTCGGCGCCCCCGCCTGCCGGCGCGAACTCGCCTCCGGTGTCCGACCCCGCAGGGTGGCGCGGATGCTGCGACTCCTCCCAGAGTTTCTTCTCAGCTCGCTTGCGCTTGATGAGCGCCTTGATCTGCGCCTTCTGGCCGGCGCCGCCCGAGAGCCAGTGCGGACGCTCCAGCGGCAGGTCGAGCGGCGGGATCACGAACGCGCCATCGGGCACCCTTCCGCCGAACTGTCCGCTCGCCTCTTTTTTCTTCATGCCGCCCTCTTCTCTGCGTCGGAGCCGCCCGGCTTGTCAACGAATCTTCCGTCTGGACCGCGCGGGTGGAGCATGTTGAACTCCTCGTTGCTCGGCGCGCGGCCTCGCCACGCGTCCCAGGACTTCCACGGGAGCCCAGTGACGACGACCTCCTCCTCGCTCGCCAGGTTCTTGCCAAACACCGGCAGAGAGAGGACCGCCGTCGAGGGCACGCGCGCGCGGATCACCACGCGCTCCGAAGGCTCGTCGGGTCGGTAGCCGACGCCGTTCCAGTTGTTGGCGACGCTTTCCTTGGCGGTGAACGACGCGGCGCCGTTCTGATGGATGAACATCGTGGGCACGGCTGTGTAGTACGGCATGCCGCCGTAAGTCGAGTCCATGACGATCTTCTGCGTGTGGCCCTCCAGGTTCTTCGTCGGCACCATGACCGCCCGGTACAGGTCGAGGTGGTCGACCTTGGCTTTGTCGAACAGGTACTGGTTCACTTCCCACTGCGCGCGCACGTAGGCTTTGAGACCGTCGTATCCGCCCGGAAAGAGTTCGTTCGCGTCATTGACCGCATCCGCCTTGTCTTTGTCGCGGCTCTTGTAGAAGTTCCCACCCAGCTCGTCGGCTGCCGCCGCCTGCATCGCGTAGGCGAGCCGCCCACCTGAGTCGCCAGTCCAGCTCGACCAGACATCTTTGATTGCTTGCGCCGCGCGGTCTGAATTGCTCTTGATCCCGCGATCTGCGAGCACTTGCAGGAACCGCTCCTTGCTCAGCTCGTTGCCGATCGCCTTGGTGCGCTCGTAGTCGCGCCCGTCGCTCAGGAGCTTCCACTCGGACGGAGGCGTGAGCGTGGCCGTGACGGTCTCGCCGCGCTCGTTGTCGTCCCAGTCGCTGCCGTACTTATCTTTGGCCAGCTCGAACTTCTCGCTGTCGTCTTTCTCATCGAACGATTCGCCGATGTAGTCGTTGATGCTGTCCTGGAAGTACTCCGCGTCGGGCGCCTCCATGAAGCTCTGCGGGTCGTCGGTCTTCTCAAGCACGGCCCTCTCGAAGTCGTTAAGCAGGTCGCTGGCAGTTTCGGACGACGACGGCATCTTGGGCACGCCTGCCAGGCCGAGCTGGCCAGGGAACGCCTCGGACCCGACGAACAGGTTGTTGCCCTCGGAGTCGACCATCTCGCCGAGCGCTTCCGGGCTGACGAGCCCCGAGTTGTCGACTAGCTCGTACTTCCGGCTGTCGTAGGAGAGGCCCTTGTCGTCGTTCCACTTGCCGCTCTGGCCGTTGTACCGAAACGCGTACTCGTTGTCCGCGTCCTTGTCCCACAGCTCGCCTAGTACCTCCTCCTTGAGCTCGCCCTTCTCGTCCAGCAGCCCGCTCTTCTCCAGGTCGACGCCGTGCTCTTCGAGCAGCTCCGACAGTTTCTCCTTGGCCCAGTCCTTCTCCTGCCACACGGCGTAGCTGCGTGCGCTCTCGATCGCCTCGGTCTCCCACCAATTCTCGACCGCGGACTCGTAGTATTCCTGCTTGTTGTCGTCGATCCACTGCTCTTTCACGGCGTCCTGATCACTCTCTGACACATCATCCCAGCTCTCAGGAACGTGGACCTTGTCCTCCCCGAGCACATCGACCTCGACTTCCTTGTTGATGATCGTGTCGGCGAGCTTGGAGACATCCGCGATCGCGGCCGTCCTCTGCTCAGCGAGCCCGCCGCCCTTCGGCGCAAACTCGCCGCCCTTCTCAGACCCTCCGGGCTGACGAGGGTGGTCCTCTTCGTTCCACTCAAACTTTTTTACGGACTTTTTTTTTGAGCCGACCCACTCGTAGGCGTGCACGCCCCACGGGGTCTCCTCGTGGTACTTGCGCCTGTGGTAGTGGTAGCAGGGGAAAGTGTGGTCGCGGAAGCCCTTGGCCTTCATGACGTTCGGGTCTTCCTTCCAGGAGCCCGACTTCACGAGCTTCTTGCCCTTCACCTCGTAGAAGCCCATGTCGTTCAGCGGCGGGTAGTAGGCGTGGACCGTGACCGAGAGCTTCTCGCCGTGGGAGGCGCCGATGTCGTGCAGGTAGGGCGCGTTGATCGTGATGCCCGACCCCTCGTTCAGCCCACGGTCGACCTCGTGGAAGGCGAGCGTGTCCTTGCCGAAGTCCTTCTTGTCGATCGCGAAGATGCGCTCGTTGACCGAGCCCTTGTGCACGTAGATGCCGGCCTCGCTCGCGCCGTGGTCGTGGATCGGGGTGGCCTCAAGGCCCTTCTGCTCCTCGCGCCAACCGAGCAGCCACACGTCGGGGACGTTCTTCTCGCCGACGACGAGGTGGATCGCCGGCCGGTCCGGGTACTTCGTGTAGTCGGAGAAGTCGGCGATGATCTTGTCCACTTGGTCGCCGTACTTCGTGCCCACGAACTTCATCATCTCCGCCAGCTCGCCGCGCGTGGGCTCCCTGTCGCCGCCCGTCTTGTTGTGGAGCCAGTTCCGGGCGACCGCGTCTATCGAGTTGATGTCGCGGTCGCGGTCCCGGACCTGTTCAGGGGAGAAGCCCGGTCCTGCGTCGGAGCCGCTCGTGACGATCAGCTCTGACGGGTCGACGATGCCCTCGACCGTGCCTGATGTCTTCTTCTCGGAGTCTTTGCCGTTAGCCGCACTGTCACTCCCTTTGGGAGCGAACTCTCCGCCTCTGTCGCTGCCGGAAGGATGACGCGGGTGCGCCTCTTCCTGCCACTCATACTTCTTGCCGGAGGCCTCGCGGTAGTAGTCATACAGCGACTTGTCCGGGTCGTCTATGCGGAACACCTGATTGGGTCCGGGCTTCCAGCCTGTCTTGACCCTGGCGGTGCCGTGCACGACGACGATGTCGGACTCCGGCACGAGGTAGACTATCGACCCCTTCTTGGGCCAGTAGTTGAAGCTCATGATGTCGGCCCTGTCGCGCGGACCGCGAAAGCCGAACGCCGGTAGCAGGTTCACGTGCGGGCCGCCCCTGAAGCCGTTCTTCAAGATCGACTTCAGGTTCTCCTCGCTCGTCCCCTTCTCTATGCCTTGTATGTCGGAGTGAACGTAGTGGGAGTTCCAGAACTTGTCCTCTTCGCGCTTCGCCCTGCGCAGCTCCGCCTTGGTCTTCGGCTTGCCCGCGCCGGAGTCGCCGCTCGGAGCGAACTCGCCGCCCGACTCCCCGCCCTTGGGCTTCCTCGGGTGCTTCGACTCGTCCCACTCGGCATTCTCGCGGATGTCTGGCGCCGGCTCTGGACCGACCAGCTCGTCGAGCAGCCGCTCGATCGCGGCGTCCTCGTCGTCGCCCTCCTGGATGTCGATCAGTACGTACTTCGCCTCTGGCATCACGCCGCCTTCTTCACGTCGATCGTCTCGCCCTTGCCCAGGTCGAAGATCGCCAGCTGGTCCGCCTTCTGCGCCAGCTCGATCGCCTTCTGCCTCTCGCCCACGACCTTCGAGATGTCGAGGTAGAGCTTGCCGTTGTCGATCCAGCCGCCGAGGAAGTTGCCCTGCGCCTTGATGTCGGCGCGGTGCTCGTGGATGTACTGCTTCAGCTGCTTGCGCAGCTCGTCGCGCTTGGCGCTGAGGTCCACGACCTTCTCGGTGTCCTTGCGCACGCTCAGCGCGAAGCCGTTCTTCGGCGGCTCGCGGTCCTTCCAGCGCACGGGGTTGTAGGTGAAGCCCCCCGACTTGACGGCCTTCTCCTTCAGCTCGTCCACCTCCTGGTCGGACTCGCCTCGCGGCAGGCTGCCGCCCCTCAGTCCCGGCCTGCCCTTGTGATCAGGGAAGCTGTTTTTTTTTACTTCGTCGAGGTCGACCGGGTGGAAGCCCTCTTGGCGCTCAGCCTCCTTCTCGTCCCACGCGTCCGGGTCCGCCATCGCCTCGGTGAGGTTCTGGAGCATCCCATGCTTGAGTTCGTCGACGAGGCTCAGTGCCACAGGCGCTCTCCGATGGTCGCACCCGCGAGCACGGCGGGGCTCAGGCTGTCTGCCTTTGCTGACACATACTTCTTCGCCGCGCGATAGACGGTCTCACGGTCAACGAGAGCGTCCTTCGGGAAGCTGTCGAGCAGCGAGGGCTTGGCCGTGCGGTTCGAGAGGTACAGGAAGTCCGCCTTGCCGGAGTTCTTGGAGGCGAAGGTCTGGAAGTTGCGCGCGCCGATCGCGTAGCTGTCTGCGTAGAGGTCGGCGTCGACCATGCGGCCCGTCTTCTGCGCGCGCGAGACCACCCGCTCGAAGGTCGTGATCGGGTCGGCGTCGACGTAGGCGTAGACAACGCGCATGCCGCGCTTCGCCGCCTCGTCCATGACCCAGGGCAGCTCGGTCGAGTTCTGCTCGCCGGCCGTGTCCCACACAGCGCCGACCTTCGACGCCACGGACTTCGCCGAGTCGATGTTCCCGAGCGCATAGCCCTTGCCTGCGGCCACGCCTCCGGCTGTGACGAGGATCGTCTGCTGGTCCTTCGGCAGCTTCGACACCACCTCGTCGAGGTAGCGCGCGAAGGCGTTCTTCGCGACTGCGTTGGCCGTCTGATGCACGGCCACGTTGTAGACGGCCTTGTTGTCGTTGCTCCGCGCGTAGTCGGGCGAGAGCATCTTCGCGTCGTCGGTGGAGAAGGTGTTCGGAGCGCCGGAAGTCGTCACTTGATTGAGGTATGCGGACACCATGTCGGACGGGTTCGCCTCGTAGGCCTCCGCGAAGTTGCTCTCCACGGCCCGCTCCTCATGTGTCAGGTTGGGGAGTCGTGGAATATCTGGGGGCGGAGGCGGAGTCTGGAGTCCGGGCACTCCGACCCTGGCCGCATCGGTAATTCCGTCTTTATTTGCGTCAATATTCGGATTCTCGGGGGTCGGCCGGCTGATCAGGTCAGCTATGCTGCCGGAGCCCTCCTTGCGTCCCTTGGCCTCGCCAGCGCGGTCCCCTTCGCCCTTCGGTGCGAACTCTCCCCCACGGTCGGACCCGGACGGGTGCCTCGGGTGGGCGTCCTCGTCCCAGAACTTCTTCTTCGGCTCGAACACCTGCGCCTGCACGAACTTCTTGCCGGCGAGGTGGCGGGCGACGACCCTGTGGTGGCCGTCCATGAGGTAGTGCGAGCCGCCGCCCTTGAGGAGTTGCACGTGCTTGTTCAGCGCCTCGGGGTCGTGCGACATCTCCTCGACGCGCCCGCTGTGCACGTGGGTCTGCGTGAAGCGGATGTCGGAGAGCGGCACCCGGCGCTTCGGCTGCTTGTTGAACAGCCGTGCGCGCGCCTGCGCGTACTTCTTCGGCTCGGTGTCGAGGTCGGGCTCCATGCCCATCGCCCGGTGCATCTCGTCCACGCCCGGCACGTCGAGGTACTGCATGGAGACCGTGCCGTGCATGTAGGTCGAGACGTGGCGCGCGTCCGGGCCGGTCAGGTCGCGGTTGCGCTCGTGGTTGATCAGGTGGTCCTGGAGGAGCTGCTTGTCCTTCCACTCGCGGTACTCGCGGGCGTGGCGCTCCTTCTCGGTCTCGAACTTGAGCTCCTGCTGCTGCGGCCTGACGACATCGCCGACTACGGCCTCCGCCTCCGCGTTGTCCTTTTTCGCGGCCTTCGGCGGGAAGCCGCCGCCGCCCGGCAGCCCGGCGCCGCCGTTCTCCGCCTTCGCGTTCATCGTGGCGATCATGGCGTCGTGCTGCTCCTTCGCCATCTGGTCCTGCTGCTGCTGCATCTCGGGGGTGACCTCGCCCGCGACCGGGTAGTCCTCGGACAGGAGCGGCATCTCCAGGCGCTCGCGGAAGAAGTTCTCGTCCTCGCGCGTCTTGGTGAGGGCCTTGCCGCTGAGCCCCTTCAGGTACTCCTCGAACTGCTTGGTCTTCTGGTCCTCGGTGAGCGCCTTGAAGCGGAACTCCGGGTAGAGCCCGTCGACCACGTCGAAGTTCATGTCCACGAGCGGCTTGATCACCTGCTCGTTGAGGTTCGCCTCCACGTCGTGGCGGATGTACTCCATGAGAGTCACCCACAGGTCGAACTGCGTCTGCGACCGCGCGAGGCTGCCCACCTCCTTCTCGCTGGTGGACGCGCCGATCAGCGAAGGCAGGCCGAGCGCGCCCCTGATCAGGCCGTCGAGGTACTCCAGGACGGGGATGTAGGTGCGCCCGGCGTCGGTGGCGGGGCTCTTGGGGTCGGCTTGGATCGTGTCGGGCAGGATCAGCCCGGACTTGCTCTGGATGTCCCGCATGAAGTTCTCAAGCAGCGACTTCGTCTCGCCGCTGAGGCCGCCCGAGGCGTTGAACACCCAGGTCGGCTCGCCGTAGCGCTCCAGCGTGATCATCATGAACTTGATCACGTTGTCCTTGGCCCACCACGGCCTGTAGCACTCGCGCAGGTCGCTGTCGCCGTAGTAGTTCGAGAACTTCTTGCGGTAGCTGTAGATGACGAACTTCTCGGCGGGGAGCCGGCGCTGCGCCTGGAGGACGCCGTCGGGGTACAGGTTCCCGTACGGGTCCATGTCGAAGTCGAACCCCTCGGGGTTGCGGAACTTCAGCTCCTTCAGCCCGACCCGGCCCTCGTAGTCGCCGTAGTCGATCAGCCAGAAGACCTTCTCCGCGACCGAGTACCCGTAGATGAGCGCGCTCAGCATCTCGATCAGCTTGGTGTCGAAGCTGCCGGCCATGTCGTTGAAGTTCTGCTCGACGAAGTCGGCCACGTCCTCGGCGTCGTCCTTCTCGGACTGCTTCTCGTGGGCGGACGGGACGACCTCCCAACCGGGCGCGATGACGGAGAACTGCTTGGCGAGCATCGCCGCCTTGATCTGCTCGTCGCGCGCCATCTCGGTGTACTTCCTGACCCCCTTCTTCCCGATGATGTCGTCGGGATTGTAGGGGTACGGGCGCGTCAGGTAGAGGTACGAGCTGACGGTGCTGACTTCGGAGCCGAGCGGAAAGCCGGACGTGTTGCCGCCGCCCCTGCTGCTGGGGCGCTTCGGCGGGATGGTGGACTTGAACTTACGCTTTGACTGGGGGCGCGTTGCCATAGTCGTCGCTCAGGTCTGTTGGCGACCACGGCGTGTTTCATAGGGGAAGAGTACTCGGCGGCCGGCGAGAGCGCGTCCGAGACAAACCCGTCGCAGGCTCTCCCTGCGCACCATAGCGCCGTGGTCGCCGGGACTGTATCACAACGGGGCGGACTTGGCTACGTTTTGAACTCCACGAGCCTGTCCGTGACGCGCAGCTCGAAGATCAGCCGCTTGATCGCGTCCTTCAGGATGTCGTCGCGGATGCCGACGATGCGCTGCTTGTGGCCGTCGTGCTCTGTGCCCGGCTCGGCGCCGACGAAGCGCTGGCACTCCTGGCAGTACCAGTTCACTGCACCTTCCCGCGCAACGTCATGTACTCGTCGCGGTTCTTCGTCGCGGTCTCGTTCACCGCGTCGACCTCCTCCGTCGAGAGGCCCTCGAACATCTTCTCCATCATGACCTTCAGCTCGGCCCACTCCCCGCCGACGACCATCGCGCTCAGCGCGAGCGTCATGTTCTTCTGGTCCTCGTCGGACAGGTCGGGGCGCATGGCCATGAAGAAGGTCATCACGCAGTTGATCATGAACCCGAGGGCCGCGCACTTCGTGCAGCAGGTGTGTGTCCCCGTCTCAAGCTCGTCGAGCAGCAGCTTTATCGCCACTTGGAACATTTTCATCCGAAGTTCCAGTCTGGCTTCGTCCGCTCGCCGTAGCTGGCGATCGCGGAGAAGTCCGGGTAGTTGACTAGCACGTTGTACGCGCCCGAGCTCGCGTCCACCTGGTCGTTCTTCACCGTGCCGCTCGGGAACTGCTCCATCTCCTCAAGGTAGGGCTCGTTCCAGGGTGCCGTCACCATGCGCACATTCTTGGCCTCGCACTGGGAGGCGAACGGCGCGGCCCGCACGGTCTTCTCGCCCGTCGCCTTGAACGGGCGCACGACGAACTGCGGCAGGAACCTGATGTAGTCCGCGATCACGGCGATGCCGGACGACCCGGGCTCCTGCTCGATCCAGATCGCCACGCTCGGGCCGTCGGCGTATGCGGTCGTCTTGACCAGATCCTTCACGTCGCCCGGGGTGGCGCGCTTTCGCACCACGTGCTCCACCGTATAGAGCCCGTTGTGGTAGCTGAGCTTCGCGCCGCAGGTATAGCTCGGGTTCTTGTTCTTGTCCTCGGCGGTCGCGGCCAGGTCCCAGAAACGCACGCGTGCGGTGAACGGGTCGGCTGGGCCGCCCGGCACGGGGATGAACCACTCGCGGCGGAACATCTTGCCCGGGGGCTTCGCGTTCCAGTCGCCGCTCTCAAGCGCGACGCGCGTGTACGGGTCGAGGTTCGAGAGCGAGCGCTTGTAGGCGATCTTGTCGAGGAACGGGTTGTCCTCAAGGCGCGCCGGGATGTAGAGGCGGGGCTCGGAGTTGGGGTTGTAGGGGCAGTCGCACTTCTCGGCGTCGCAGTGGTCCTTCCAGTGGTAGTGCTGGCAGACCTCACAGGGTTCCTCGGCGAGCGCCGGGTCGAACGGGCAGGTGATGAACCTGCGCTTGAGCCAGTTGGCCCCAGGCCCGATCGGGTTCGCCCCCAGGCGCATGCGCGAGGGAATCTTGATCTCGGCCCCGCGCCGGAGCCGCGAGAACAGGAACTTGTAGGTGTCCTCGTTCGGGAACTCAGCCGCCTCGTCGATGCCGATGAAGTTGTAGTTCGCAGACTGGTACTGCCACTTGTCGTCGTCGCGGGAGAGGTAGCCGAAGTTGAGCGTGGCCCCCAGGGGGAACTCATAATGGTTCCCCTTGACCCATGCGGCGTCGCTGCCCCCCAGCCAGCGCTTAGCCAGGGAGATCGTGGCCCCGGGCATCTCCAGCTCTGCGTGGGTCCTGCGGATGATGAGCGCATCGTAGTTCGGCTGGTCCGCGTACTGGAGCGCAGCCGCGAGCATCCCGGCAGTCTTGCCGCCACCGGCAGCCCCGCCGTAGAGAATCTCCAGGTTGGGCGCGCGGAGGAACGCCTCCTGCTTGAAGGAGAGCGTCGGGGGCATGTACTTCGTCCGCCGCACGGGCGGGACGTAGCCCTGAATCTGGTCGAGGACGACCTTGCGCTGCTCTAGCGGGAGGGTCGCGAGGTGCCGTGCGAGCCGGTCTCTAGCCGCCTTGTCCACACCGGAATGGTATCGCTGTCGCCGAAAGCCTTGTCAAGTAGCTCGTTTGCTCAACGGCACTCCCACCGCTAGCGCTCTTGCGCTGCTTCTTGTTCTCCAACCATGAGCGGAGTCGCTTCGTATTTTGCTCCGCAGCGAGTTCATCTCCCTATCCTTTCGCATGGCAGTGCACGCAGTACTTGCGCCCGTACTCCTTTCGCATCCCCACCTGCTGGGCGAGCCTCAGGGACGAGAACAGGTGCCGCCTGCAAGGCTCACCAGTTCTCTTGATGGTCCAACTGAAGCTGTCGATTAGGTCGTCTGTGTGTGCGAGATCGCGGA